AATAAATGGACGAAAAAGCGGCGGGTGCAAAATTCCCGCCGCTTTGCGATATAGCCTAATTCGCTTGCTGTTTCAACGGTTTTACTTCGTATCGCTATAAACTTGTGACTGACTTATCCCGGTTCGGCAGGAACTACATTCAGACAGGCCAGCTCATGGAGGACTTCTTTCCGAGGAACAACGTGCGCTACATCGCCATCAACGAGGTCATCTTCACGAAAGGAACCGGTTTTTACGCTTCAACCTAAAGCGCCGATGTGCTTGTAATAAATCGTGATATCCTGCTGCCCTCCCGCGTTGGGGGCATTTGTTTTTCCTATCTCGACCCTGTCGATGAGCGCTTCGAGCAGATCCCGGTCGACTTCAGTCACCTCGCTGTACTTATTTATCATTTCCATCCAGCTTGTGATGTTGCCGACGCTGCTCTCGTATTCGGTCTGTTTTTCCAGCAGACGAACCTGCTCGTTTCTGACAGCGCCGATTTCGGAAACATGCGCTTTTATAAGAGTGCCGAAGGTCTGAGCGGAAATAACGCCGGACAGCTTGTCCTCATAAAGTTTGGCTTCTTTTTGCTCCAGCTCCCTGAGCCGTTTGCTGACACGCCGCAATTCCTGCGCGGTATTATCGCGCTTCGCCGGATCGTCGAGCCGCAGGGCCTTTTTTAGTTCTGAGAGCATCTTACTTTTATCAGGCGATATTGATATAACATGCCTTTTGATGTCGGCCAGTATGATCTGCTTCAGCGTATCCTGCTTTATATAATGGTTTGAGCAGTGCTGGCACGCCGTCTGCGCGTACCGGGCGCATTGGTAGCTGATGTACACTTTCTTTTCGCCGGTCGCCAGCGTATGCGGTGTGGTCGAGCAGTTAAATGTGCCGCCGCAATCGGCGCACCGCAGCATCCCCCGGAACAGGCTCGGCGTTCTCGGCTTGTCGCTTGCTATTTCTGCGGCTCTGTCGTTGATTTCCTGCACAGATTGCCAGGTTTCAGCACCGATGATAGGTTCGTGGACGTTTTCGACCCTGATCCATTCTTCGGGCGGTTTTTGCATGACCTTCGTACTCCTGTGCGACATGGTCATGGATTTGCATTGTACCCTGTGCCCGAGGTAGGTTTCGCTTTTTAATATGCACTTGACCGCCTTGACCAGCCATATCGGGTTTCCCTTGTAGGGGTACGGTTTTCCGAGGGATTGGTATTCATATGCCCTCGGCGATAATATCCCCTCGGCGTTGAGTATGCCGGCGATCCTGCCGTAGGCGGCGCCTTCCAGCCTGAGTTTGTAAATCCGCCTGACCACGCCCGCGGCGTATTCGTCGGTTATGAACCTGTGGTAATTTTTTGGGTCGGCAATATAACCGTAGGGAGGCCTGCCTGAGATCCGCTTCCCCTCATACGCCATCGTTTTATGGGCTGCCTTTATTTTGTTGCTCAGGTCTTTCAGATAGTAGTCGTTCATGATGCTCCGGAAGGGCAGTATTTCGTTGTCGTCAAACTGCGTGTCGATACCGTCTTCCAGAGCCACGAATCTGCAACCGAGAGACGGGAGGATGAAATCCGTGTATCGCCCCACCTCTATGTAGTTTCGCCCAAAGCGGCTTAAATCTTTTACGAGGATCAGGTTGATGATTCCGTTTTCTACATCGTCCATCATCTCTTTAAACGCCGGCCGGTCGAAACCGGAGCCGCTCCATCCGTCGTCCATGTAGACCCGTTTTTCGTGCCAGCCCATTTTCATGATATGCCTTGACAGGATATCCCGCTGGTTGGCCACGCTCGTTGACTCGTTGGAGAGCGTGTTCTTTTTTTTGTTGCGGTTCCTGACGTCGTCGATACTGAGGCGGGTATATATGCCAACATTGAATTGCTTTTTGTTTATGAACGCCGAGTTTATATCGGCAATATCATGCAGTGTGTTAGTTTGCGTATTCATACCGCACCTCCAGTCCGTTGAGATTGATGTTTTCCAGGAACCTGTAATAAACATTGATGTCCAGCACACGCTTCTTGTCTATGACCTTTGCCGTGCCGACCTCGATCCTGTCGATCAGCTCAAACAGCGCAGCCGTGTCCAGCATTTCGATGTTCATATGCTTTTTCATCAGGCCCGTCCAGCGCGCCGCGTCGTTCCAGTCCTTCTCGATTGCGGCGATCTTGGTTTGCAGGGTTTCGATGCCGCCGCTCTTGGTCAGGCGCTCCTGTTCATACTTCTCTATAAGGGAAGTAAACACGGTTTCGGGTATCGCGCCTTTCACGCGGTCTTCATACAGGTTTTGAATGATCTTTTCGAGTTCCGTGATCCGTGCCGTCAGATTTTTCAGCTCCTGCTTGAAGGACGTCAGCTGGCTTGACCGCGTGGTGTTTTTCAGCCGGGTGATTTCGCCGAGGATATGGGGTTCGTTCATGGACACCAGCTCCGCCTTGCTTTGGATGTCGGCCAGCACCGCGCCGGTGAGGGCGCTCTCCTGTATGACATGGGCGGTGCAGGCATTTTTACCGCTCCTTGAGTAATTCCCGCACATGAACGTCGGCTTCATATTCCAGCTTCCGTCCTTCCGCCTGTCCCTGTGCATTTGAAACCTCATCGGGAATCCGCAGTCGGCGCATTTGAGGAGCCCCACATACATATTGCTTTCGCCGTTTGCCGTCTTTTTAGGCCGGTGCCTTTTGGCGTTGATCTCATGCGCCCGATCCCATACCTCTTGGTCGATGATGGGTTCATGGGTATTGTCGACCCTGATCCATTCATCTTCCGGCTTGTCTACCAGCTTGCGGTTCTTAAAGGATATGGTTCCGGTCTTGCACTGTACCATATGCCCTATGTAGGCTTCGTTCCGCATGAGGATCATGACGGACGCGCTGCTCCATAAACCGTTTCCGCAGTTCTTGCTCTTTTCCCCCGCATCGCTGTAGTATGATTCGCGTGGCGGCAGTATCTTGTCGTCGTTCAGTGCGCTTGCGATTGTGTGATACCCCGTGCCTTCGCATCTCATGCTGAATATCCTGCGTACCACCGGCGCGGTCTTCTCGTCTATTATGAGCCTGTGCTTGTCGTCCGGGTCTTTTTTGAAGCCGTAGGGGGCGTATGTGCCCATGAATTTGCCCGCTTCGGCTCTCGCCTTTATGACCGACCTGACCTTTTTGCTGGTGTCCCTGCTGTGGAACTCGTTCAGGACGCTTAAGAACGGGAGCATGTCGTTGTCGCTGCGGATTGTATCGACATTGTTGTGCAGGGCTATAAATCTGCAGCCTATCGCCGGGAAGATGCACTCTGTAAACTGCCCGACCTCGATGTAGTTGCGCCCGAAGCGGCTTAAGTCCTTGACGAGTATAAGGTTTATGGCGCCGTCTTTCGCGTCGCCGAGCATACGCTTGAACTCCGGCCGGTCGAAGTTTGTCCCGGACCATCCGTCGTCAGCGTACACGTCATGCAGTATCCATGACGGCTGCTCCGCCACATACTTGGTCAGTAAGAGCTTTTGGTTTTCTATACTGACCGATTCGCCGTTTTTTTCGTCGTCTTTGCTGAGTCTCGCATATATACCGACGTTATATGACTTTTGAAGAATCATTTGTTTAGCCTCCCTGATTTCTTCCGGCAATCATACGCCCCGGCAATATGGTTTTCACAGCAACACAATACCGTATATGATCCAACAAAGCAAGTGGAACGGCGTATATTTACCGGCCGGATTTGTATCTTTTTTGATAACTGTTTTCAAGCCTTTTTTACGGCTGAGATTTCGTTCACGACCCTTTTGACCACAAGCTGTTCAAGGGTGGATTTCAAGTCCCGTTCACCCAAATAGACGCTTTTGACACGGATCGTGGTTTTGCCGACTGTGATTTCGTTATATGATGAAGGCAATCCGTTCATTGCCTTTTGATCGATGGCGGTACATTGATTCATGTGGTTCCCCCCCTCTGACATTAACCGTTCGGCATACAGGCCGAGCCCGACGCTGACCGACAAGGCGGCGTCCAACAGCCGCATCGTATCGTCCGTCAGGCTCCCTATGTAATTACCGAGCCGGGAACGATCTATGGTTCGTATCTGCTCCAGCAGGACGATGGTGTCCATCTTGAGCCGGTTGTTATTGTTTTCCGTTACCAATATATGAGTCGGAAGGCTTGGCTTATTCAATTGCCCCGTAGTCGCTGCCACTATGACGGTCGGGCTGTGTTTGTTTCCCTGGTCGCATTGGATCACGACCACCGGGCGGACGCCGCCCTGCTCCGAGCCGCGGATGGGGTTCAGGTCTGCATAGAACATATCGCCCCGCCGTATGTGTTTTTCTTTTCTGCTGATCATGGTTTCCTCCAAATAAAAAAGCCGTTCCTGTTTTTGAAATTCGCAAACAGGAACGGCTCATTATCTCTGTT